TACGACCACCTACAGGCATCCGCCTCTCCTACATCCGGTTCAACGGCTTCGACAACTATCGCCTTTTACGGCCAGGCTGTCGATAGGGAGGCGCTCCTTTGGCTCTAGGGCCTTGATCATTAGAGGACGACTTCTTGCTTTCTCTAAAGAAGGCCGTCCACAACGCAAACTCGTCAGGATCCATGGCAAATACTTCACCTAACGTCTTCCCTAGATTCTCACCTATAACCAAGGCGTTCTTTAGGAGCGGCTCCCTCTTTATACGTTTTTTGCTTCTTTCTCCGCTAGGTTGATGTTTGTCAGTTCCAAGATGGCATTATTCAGTGCTTGAATATCCTCACTGAAAGGGAGAGTAGCAATCTGATCGATGTCACCATTGTCAAACACCAACTGATCTGTTCCTGGAACATAGGAGTACTTGACGATCGTCTCAATTGTAGCCCGCTTCGGGTCGTCGCTGGCCTTGATATCTAAGATCTGACCGAGGGTCGGCTGGCGAATCTCGATCAGAGTGCCAAAAAACGGAATGGTCTTTGACTTCGGCTTCTTGGATTCAGAACTGAAGATAGCTGCTCGAATAGCGTCGCGATTCATCGGGACTGCAGTCTCTGTCTTTTCGCTAACATCATTCATTGTCGTCTCCTGTCAGGTTATTGTTATCGTTGCAGCAATTACCCAATCGACTTGTCAACCTTTCTATAGCTATTGACCATTAGAAGGCTGTTAAGGCGCCATCTCCTTGGAAGCTCACGGCGAACCGATTCACTTCGTCCAGACTCGCAGATAGTGTTATCTCGGTGACGACGGCGTCGCCCTTATTGCCTGTAACTCCATCAGGCATGTAGCGGACGTCGACCTTTGTTTCAGCGACCCAACTATCAAGACTGTTCTTGACGGCTGTCGACAACGTGGTTGTTGGGTCGTGGAACCAACCAAACGGCATCTCGACATTAGTCGCAGGATCGGGAACGCTCAGCACGAAGCTAAGAGCTTCTTCCTCCAAAGCTCCTACATCCCCGCTCTGGTTGTCCGTAACCAGCTTGAAGAACCCTTTCGCTATCGACTTGCCCGTACCAGTTGGGTCGATCTCGATGATGAGTTCCGTCCTAGCTGCGAGTAACGCCGCCATACCGGATGTTAGAGCATAAACACCGTCAAGATCGAGGCTAACCGTTCGAAGGCCTGGACTGTGTGTCAAGTAGCCGCCGTTTGCTTGGGCCGTCTCGAATACAGTGTCATTGATCGGGTTGGCCGTTTGGGTTAGCGTATACCCTTGCGCTTTACCGAGAACGGTCGTCGGGAAGTACTTACCTGTGACGGTGACAGCCCCGGTGACGGTATAAGTGGTCTTAAAGACAACTTCACCGAATAGATAGTTGATCGCCAAGACTTCAGCATTCTTGTCGACGCCACCATCAAAGACGTTTGTGGTAGCTGTTCTATCCCAAATACGCTTGGTCACATCATTGATCCGGTAGCGCTTACCGGATACCAATGTATGGGCTTCAGTTGTGAAGATCGTTGACGTTCCAGGCTTCTTTATGTCTGCTACATACCCGGCAAACCCTTTATAAACGGCATCCGCACTTATTCCCCAATTAATAAGTCCTGACTCGTTGGACTCATAAGTTTGTCCGAAGACAGTATCAGGTAGTTGCCCAGCTTCCTGTGTCAGCTCTCCAGAGCCACCAGGAAGGGTGAACCAAGTCACGCCGTTATCGATTGAGACATCAATCTTCTTTGCAGCCATCTCACTCTCTCCTCCTACTGGACAGCCTCTCTAAAAGGCTAGCGGCTCTCTATTGTCGATTTCTTCGGGCTCGATAATAAGCCTGAAGTTTAGTGAAAACTCCGGACGACTATTGTCGTCCCATCCCAGAAAGCTCCAGTCGCCTGGCATGGTAATACTAACCCACCGGTCTCCGTTGACATAGCGGCTAAAGATGCCGAGCAAAGCAGCTCTGACCGCCTTAGTCTTCGTCTCACCGGTAACATAGTCATTCTTTGGACCACGTACTCGTACCTGAAGTCCAGGATAATCGAGACGCCATTTTGGATCAGGTGAACCGCCGCCTGAAGGAAACACGACAATACAAGCGTCAGGCTCTGCCGGCATCTTGCTGATAAATATCGTGCTACCCGGAACATTGAAAGTTCCTATCCCTTTTTCGACCAGAAGATCTTTAGCGCCTATGACGATACTAGACACTGAAGGCCTCTCCTAGACGGACAGCCGCTCGAGGTAGAATGTCATCCAGATGCTCGTCGATCGCTGCCTCAAGGAACTTGGAGCGAGTCGGAGGAGCATGATGGACGTCTTGGTTCTCATGGACAATAGGAGCATAGGGCGGATCGCCGTTCCGGCCATAGCCGATCTCAAGGATCGCACTCTTACGATTTCCAGACACTTCTATATATCCGGACTCCATTAAATGTCCTGTGTCTATGGGTACATAGATTTGGGACTTATCGAAAATAGGTTTTGCAGCAAACAATAAGGCTTCAGGAACAGCACCTTCAAGGTTCTTAACAAGCTTCCTGAAGTTGCGCATAACCTCAACCATAGATGCTTTAGTTCGACGCGTGCTTCCAAAACCTGCCCTGACCTGAACAGCCATTACAGTATAGCCTTCCTCTCTACTTCAACAGTCCCTCGAAGACTGGGTGTTTCATGATAACGACGAATCTGCCTCGCATCCACCGTAGTAGGATCCAAAACCTCTGATTCTCCCTTGAATAAGTAGCCGCCTTCTACAACAGTCTCATTCAAGTAGATCACGGCTTCACTCGTAACCTCTTCGCCTGCTAGATTCCTGAACAGAATCGCCTTATCTTCCCAACGCCCCTTCAAGGCTTGTGGGCTTCCATAATTATAGCCTCCAAAGCCATTCGGCGTCGTAGGCCAGTACGTGACTACCTGCTTCAGGTTCCGTGTAACAAGAGACATTACACTACCCGGAACAAGGCTTTCTTATTAGACTCCGCCATATTAGCTAAGATACCGGAGGAATCTAATGAGACAGCCTGTTGGCCAAACCGTGTCATATTAAGACCTGAACCAAATTTGCCTTGATATGACTCCAAGGAATCGCCCGTCTTGCTTACTTTGAGACCGCCTCTCTCTTCTGTCAGCGCAGTATAATGTGCTGCTAGATATAGTTCGATCTGCTTCTTACGATCAATGGAGAGGCCGGAGTCGGCTAAATCCTCGGTGACGATCAGACTGGCAGTCAAAATGAAGGGCGTCACATCTAATGACGTCTCGATCAGCTTCTTGACTTCCGCTTCTGTCACCTGAGGCATAGTCGACTCCTACTCCTCAATAACCTGGACGGGGTTGTTTCATTGGCTTCGGCTTCTTCTTAGGCACCGTCACCTCCTTTACTGTCCTCTTGGACGTCAGATAGATCAACAACTGGGACAGGTCCAGCCTTTACAAGAGGCTCAAAGACGTCGGGATTGCCGTCGTAGGTGGTCTGGGTTACTGTGACTTCACACGGACCGACGTGACGCTTATTGATATTATTGACAACGTCACTCTCCATGTACTTAAAGCCCTTCTTGAGCAAGCACTTTACCATTTTTGCCATGTTAATTCCTCCACAGCCTGTGGTCGCCTAGAACGGCCAGATTACTAGACGACCACTGCCGTCGTTATGGTTACACACTAAAGACGGTGATGCCTGACTGTAGAGCCGCTGTATATTTGACGCGCGGCACCATAATTGCCATCACTTTGAACATCTGTGTGAAGCCGCCATTCTCTTCCCACTGAACGGTTGTGACTGGAAGACCGTTCACGATGTCAACGACATCTCGAGTCATTTGGACCAGGACGACTTTTCCGGTACCGCCACCAGGCAGATTCTGCGAGAACTTAACGGCGGAAATGCCAGGGATCTCGAGAATACGCTGCAAGATGGTTTTGTCTGAGTTCGTTTTGAAGTCGTTGCCGAGCTTGATGTAGTAGTCGATAGGGACGTACAGCACGTACGGGCCGTACATCTTATCGGCCATAGCAGCCGTGATCATTGCCAACACACTGGCAATGATGACTTCACCAGTAGTGCCGACTAGAGCCCAATCGACGATAGAGCCAGTGTTGCGATTGGTCGCATTGAGATAGCCCTCGATCGTGGTGCCGGCGACCGTGATAGCGTGGCCGTTGAACACCATGTCCTCGAGCTTCTCGGACACGATCTTCGAGCACAGTTGCGCCTGAGTAGTATCGAGAGGTAGACCGCGCTTGCGCGAAGCTTCCAAGGCGCGAATGTTCACCGCGAATTCCTTATGCACGATCGGCAAGGGCAAGGACTTCAGGGTGTAGGTGTAGCGATCGCGTTGTCCCATCGTGGTACCATCCATCGAGACGTGCGCCGGATCCATATCCGAGCCGAGTTCCCACTCGACTTGGGTGGTACCGAGCCCGTTCGGGATGTCGTACGATAGGCCGGCTGCCATCAGATCTTGAACGCCTGTCAAACGCTGACGGGCGACGTCAATGATGACATCGTCGAAGATCTTCCACTCATCCTTAGACAGGACGTCCAAGGTTCGTAGAGAGTTGACGTCGAAACCGGAATGTAGAAGGCGCCGCATAACTGAACTGCTAGAATTATTACCGATAAGCATACGGTCGCCATTAGGAGTCGCCATCAGATAGTCGACTTGAGCCTGAGCAGAGGAGGTTTGAATGATTGGTTCGGGCATGTTACAGCACCTCCACTTTGATGCGGGCAGGAACACCACCGGCTGAATTGTCGACGGCCTGAATAGCTCTGGCGACCAAACTGTGTCGCTGAGTGTCATCAGTTGCTGCATCAGTTACGACCTTCCGAAGCGTTCCATCACCTGCAGACTCGAGATCGTCGCCGATCACGATCGCTGCAGCTGCAGCCGCCACGAGGGCGTACACCTCCATGCCTGAATGGCACGCCTCGAAGATGACGTTCTCGTTGATGGTATAGACGGTATCGATGTCCCTACCGATGACCTCATTCTCCTTGGCAAACATTGCCGAGGCGGTTTTGGCAGCAACGGCGTGGACGACAACGGTATCAGTTGAAGTTCGATCGACGAGATGACCTGGAGTGATCGTCCCACCGGCCTTACCTTCCTTCTGGATACCATTGCCTTTCAAGATGATAGTCTTAGGCATTGAGGTTCCTCCTTAGGCGGCGTTGGACTGAGGTGCCGGCTTCTTGACGACGAGAGACGGCATTGGTGCGGCGTAACGCTCCTGAGTAGAAGGCGCTACGCCGTTCGGCGCTGGTCGTGCATCGTAGTTCGTCACCACGGTGGTCTGACTGATCTTGACCAGCTTGTCGAGTTCTGCTGCACTCTTGACATTGAGTTCAGCATCGATAAACGGATTGGCTTTGTTCGCCTTAATGGTGGCGATCATCTGGTCACGATGAGCCTTGGACATCCGGATGCCGTTCTCGAGGATCTCTCGAATCTCCGGAGGTGCCGCTGCTGTGTACTGCTCTGCGGTCAACATCGCAGGAGCCATAGCCGCAGCCACTGTTTGCACAGCCGCAGCCGTAGGAGCGATCTGAGTGTTCACAGCAGGAGCGACTGGATTGGCGGGCGCCGCTACAGCTAGGATAGTATTCGACGGAGTTACGACCGCATTCACGGGCGCAGGGGCTTCCGGAATCATCTGGTCGACCTGGACATCCGTCAATGCTATCAACCAGGTACGATCATTCTCAGTGAACTTCGTCGCTGAATTAGCGATGAGGGCGTCCACCTTTGCTTTGTCTGCCATCTTTGGTTCCTCCTGATTGTCAGACTGGTTAGTAACAGGTACAAACACGGTTTCAGGACGCACCTGGACCGCTCCTTCCTTCAAGACTACTTTACCTTCACTTTTGATAGAATAGCCTCTCTCGTAAAACCCTGAACGTCCGCTGTCGAAGTCATAGTCCTCATACACGAACGTCTTGACGAAGACTGCCACGATGTAGCAGCCGTCCCTCCCTTCAGCTTGAAGCGCAGCCTTAAGGGCGATACGCTTATCACTGTCACTGATACCCTCACTGGATGTGACCAATCCGTCCTTAGATGCTATAACATCGACAGCTTCAGTCGGTATGACTGAACTGTGGATGCGAAGGACACCTTTAAACTTGTCGATGAGAGTCTGGAAGGTAGGGATGAAAATCTTGTTCTTCTTTTGGCAGTCAGAACACTTGCAGGTCCCTTCTCCTGACGCAGCAGTGCACGTCGTCACATTGCCGTTCTGTACAGATATTAAGTTGGGTGGATTCATATTGGCACCTCTCTTATTGACTCTGGGAGTGCCGCAACCATCTTCAACACTGCATGCACCCCTTGTGCCTACTGGAAGGATTGCGAGGTGGTCAGGAACGACATCTCTCCAGATTCCGTTGAACTTCTTATCGCCATACTGACCTTCGATCTCCTCTAAAGCCATAAAAAGACCGGTAGACACCTCGACGGTATCTCCAGCTTCAATAAGGTCCATCAACTGTTTGGCCATACCCTTCATAGTCGTAATACGACCGACATCAAGCCATATCTCCGACTTTAGCTTCTGGCCATCGAGGACGGTATTGAACAACATCCCAACGAACTCAGCCTCGAGGACTTCAGGGCTATTTGCACTGACCTTCATGCCGTTAATTTCGGGATGTCCTATCGTCACGGGTCGACCATTCCAACCCCCGGGGAACTTCCCAAACTCTTCGGCGAGTGCTAATTCAGGTGATGGCGCATTGGAAGGGTGAATTACACCTTCTATAAGTGCTACAACAGGTGCAACAAGATAGTCGTTGCCGAAAAGTGTTTCTTTCCGGGTTTTAGTCTTGGAGATGGATGCGTTCACGTATAACATTGTGGACCTACCAATTATGACCATTATATAGCAAACCAAAAGGACATTCAAGAGGAATTTTAGTATGTCCTTCTATAATTGCCTCTATTATATTGAATACCATTAACGACGATAATCCGCTTGCATTAGAATGTCCCATCTTCCTTTAAGATCACTTCCTGCATCTACTAGAATCTCAGCCGTATAGATAGCCCCTGGCAGAAGAGAAAGGTCATCTTCCAGGATGCCGCGATAAGTACCTGGAGTACCTACTACAGGATCCATAGATATTGGCCAGGTTTGTCCTGTAACGGGGGTATTAGTACTGTCCCGCAACGTACAGGATACAGTAGCTGAAGGAATAATAGTACCTGTACTACCATCTTTCAGATCCTGTAGCTCAATAACATGGTCGTTACCTTTATAGATCACTTCTGCCATCTTTTATCTCCTACACCTTACACCTTACAACTAGTTATGGTTCGATATTAGGCGAACCCTTTTTCCCTTCCAGGCCTTCCTTCACGTTTGTTTGACCTTTGAGACCTGGCGTGAAAAATGACTTTCCAGAGAACACGGCTCGCATTACTGCTTTAGCCTTCAAGAATGGCTTGGAAGCTCCTACCGCAATACCTATCGCTTCAGCAATACCTATACCGATTGCTGTTGCAACGGCTGCTATAGTGGCTCCACCAAATCCTAAAGCCTGTCCAATACTAACTGCTGTAGCTACGGCAGCTACAGTACTGATTCCAACAGCATTACCGGCTCCTACTCCCACAGCGGATGCAGCTGCTTGTCTAACCATTACCCCAACCGCATTAGCAGCTCCTGTACCTGTTGCAGTTGCTACTGCAGCTGCGATTGAAGATCCAACACCTGCTGCAATACCCGTACCACTACTAGCTCCGGTCGAGGAACCACCCGAGGCATCAATACCAACAGCGGCTCCAACACCTACACCAGTTGCTGTTGCAACTGCAGCTGCATCACTTCGACCAACTGCACTAATAGCTCCTGTACCAGCTGCTGTGGCTACAGCAGTGAAGATAGCACGTCCAACGGCTGTAGCCACGCCTGTACTTATCGCACTGGCCGTGGAAGAAGCTATTGCTTGACTAACAGCCGTTGCAACACCTGAACCGATAGCATTGGCAACAGCTGCTACAATACTAACACCCACAGCTGTTGCAATACCCACTGCAGCAGCATTAGCAATGCCGTTAAAAATAGCTTGTCCAACTGCAGCACCAACCCCAGATCCGTTTGCAATACCAGTAGCTGCTACAATAGAAGATCCTACAGCAGCAGCAACACCGGAACCACTTGAGGAGGCGGTAGAAGCTGTTGTACTATGTCCAACTGCAGTAGCTGTACCAGTACCAACTGTCGAAGCCGTAGCATTAAAGATGGCTTGGCCTACAGCAGTTGCAACTCCAGAACCTGAAGCGCTACCATCACCGTCTTCTATAACCGATACATCACCACAAGGCGGATCATCTGCACTATCAGTTAATGTACCAGTAACGGTGAAGTTACCGCCACTTCCTAGATTGGTCGCAAAATTTGTCGCGGGCCCACGCAGGTAGACCTTGGCTGCGGTGCCAGTCGGCAGCCCACCACTAGCCCCCAAGTCGGCCACAGCACCACCGGAAGCGGTGATGAACTTCCGGCGTTCGGCCTCGACGCTGAAATCCAGATACTCGGTGGTGAACCAAAAATCAGCTTGATCGCCGTTCAGTTTGTCGAGCCCGGACACATCACCGGCGCCGACAATCCAATCCGTGGGCGTCGTGTAATCGACATTGAACGCCGGGTTCGCATCGGTGACGGACGGCGTATCGACAACATCGTCGATGACCAGATGATAGAGCTTGTTGCCGGCCGTGAAATTCGTATCCCACGACAGCAGCACATGGTGCCAGAAAGTATCGGGCACGATCTGGATGGTGCTGGTGACGTTCAGAAACGAGCCGCCGCCGGCTGAAACCCGGAAGATAACCTCGCCAGTCGTTGGGCTGCGGAATCTGACGTTCGTCGTGTTAGACGTGAACCAGCGGTACGCCGTGCCGGTGCTGCCAGAGAACCTTATCCAGAACGAAGCCGCGCCCTGGCTGCCGTCCGAAATGCCACTTAGCGCGCCGCCGCGTGTCAGCCAATCATTCGTGCCGTCGAACGTGACGCCTTCGGGACATACAGGTACAATTCCGAGAGCAACTCCTGATCCGACAGCCAAACCAATACTAGCCGCTACTGATTGCCCAACACCAGTTGCTACACCTATACCGGGGGAATCGGCAACAGCCGATTTAAGGGCTATACCAACCCCAGTAGCAACACCTGTACCGGCTGTGGCGGCAGCAGCAAAAATAGCTTGACCAACACCGGTTGCAGCACCAACACCACTTGTTGCAGCTGTAGCAGCTTTGATGGCTTGTCCAGTAGCAGTGGCAGTACCTACACCTGAGGCATTACCTACGGCATTACCAGGAGATTCTAACTGTATGACAGCGATAGTGCTTTCATCAGAGCCTGTTGTTACTCCTCCGGCTTCATGACTGAATTGTGTTTTCCAAACTGTGGATGAAGCAGCTAGCGTCTCTACCGTAAAAGTGAAAAAGCTCTGCTCGTCAGCGGCTTCATTTCCTTCTACGTCATCAGTATTATAAGACACACCACCTTTCTCGAAATCGTATATACCCGAACTGCTGGTGGAATTAACATCACCGATCATGCCACCAAAAATTGCATGTGCAACAGCTAATGGCGTCTGCGTCAGCGTTGTCTTATCTTGGGGTGTCGCACTGGTCGTCGTCGTACGAGTTAACGACTCGGCATAGTAATTATTATCCAGGGTATCCAACCGAATTGCTAGTACACGCGCATTGCGGATTTGTATACTGGTAGCGTTATCTTCAGAGGCAAATTCAATTAACTGAGTACGTGAGGCTGCAGTCAGGTTCTTCCTGACCATCGTAGCCCATGTCGACCATGTAGTGGCATCGTTGCGCGTGATCTGCGCTTCGCCGTATTTAGTGCCACCTTCATCGCCCCGGATACTGATATCACCTGTGACACCTGCTAAAAACTCAGCACAGAAAAATAACAGATAGTCACCGGCAGTGGCCGGGGTGAAGCTTTGTGTCACCTTGGTTAGGTAAGTCGATGACGTACGCGCGGTGGCACCCGTGCTTTCGGCAAATTGGTCAGCCGCATCTTTTTTCAGCGCTAAGATACGGGCGGCAGCAATGCCAGTGTCAATCGTACCACCAGTCTCGTTGCTAAAATCAATGCGGTAAGTCTGCGAACCCGGAGACGCGCCGTAGGCTTCCTGACAGAAACCAAATTCAGTCCAGGTATCGGTAAGGTCTTGCGGCTCAACCGCGACATTCATCGCGACCGCTGTACCTGCATTGTTCTCTAATTTAGCACGGGCATCTGATGTTGCGACTTCACAATCAAGTTGTGCAGTCGCAAAGTAGAGATAAGTACTACTGCCATCTGGTGTATGAACCAGATTAAGTTTATTGACATCGGTAGTAGAGGTCGTAGTTGTACGACCCTCAACCGCGTTGAAGAAGAATTGACGAGCAGCCATAGATTACCCCTGCGGAATAATGATTCTCCGGGCGGCATCTAAACGGTCTCTTAGTTTCTGCAGTCTAATCCTTCGGGCCTCTAATATGGGCTGTCCGTCGATAACATCAAAAAGAACATCAACTAAACACTCAAGTGCTTTTGTACGCCGATCTAAGTCACCTTCAAAACGACCACGCTGACGCCTAGTCATCCATTCCTCATCCATTTCAGCTATAACACTAGTACGTTCGGTGTCACACTGTTCTTTAGTCGGCTGCATAACTTCTGGATCCGTCCATTCAATCGTCTCATAGTCGGACGTATCTATGATGGTAATGAAGGATTGGCGACCGTCTGGAAGACGAAATCTACGATCAAGAATCTTATCATACGGACAGTATTCAAGATCAAGTTCGGCTTGGATCTCATCACGCAGAGCATCACATTGTTCCTTCGAAGGATTATCCTTATCGTTAGGAACTGTCCATACAATGGTAGAAAAGTCATGGTGATTCTTTATTGACCCACAAACACGACGTCCATCAGCCCGCCGAAACTTGCGGGTAAGAATTTCAGCATAGTTAACAAGTCTCCGGCGAGCCATGGTTATCTCCTTACCAAGATTGAGGTATTGGAGGGGCAGGCGGCAACACTGGAACCATATCCAAAACCTTTAGGTTCATTGTGTTGACAAGTGTATCTGGAATGAAACCAGGTTTCAAGATTAAGATTACATCCCGAATAGCAATGATCGTCTGTGCTAGAGGTAGCATTGCCTTCAAAGAACCTCCAGGACCTCCGATCAATGTGTCCTGCTTAGCCTCCCATAAGGCGTCACAACCTAACATCCAGTCGACATAGTCTGACCAAGCTCGGCATTCAGCTTCTTCCGGTATTGGTCCAGGAGCCGGATCTATCCATGTAATGGATTCGTAATCGTCTTCTTCCATCCCTTCAACAAAACCCGGCCACTTCTTCTGCATGATCTGATTAAGAGTAGCCATTGAATACCTCCTATAGCGTTAAACTACTTCCGGTCCTTTGACTCTGTATCAGTCTTTTAGAAAAGCCAAGACGGCTTCCTCTTCAACCTTCTTTCTAGTCGCAGCTTGAGCTTCCATTGCAGCGTTGTAATCCTTCTTGACTCGATCACGTGCTGCAAGCTTTCGAGCACGAACAGTCTTGTCATCTATAATACCTTCGACAGCACAGTCAAGTGTTGCCTTGATCATTGCTGCTTCAATGGCGGCACCAAGTGAACTATTCTTATTTAGAACAGCAGTCCCTGCCCCTGCGACGATACCCTGGACGATCGGATTGCCTTCCTCGTCGTAGCCTTTTTCAGGCGTGTTGATAGTCAATTCCGTAGTCATAGGCGGCCTCCTTAATATGTCTGATACTGCTTAGCTTAGGAGGCAAGAATGCTCCTAAGCCTCGTTCTCTAAGCCATTTGTCAGAGTATTGCCTCGCCAACAGAGAAACACTCTCCGCAGTGGCTCGTGCCATGTGGATAGCATATTCCGTCTCTTTTAGGTCTAGCTGGCATGTAGGTTCTGCTGTTGCGTTATGCAACCTCATTAACCCTTCAATATCCAGCTCCCTTAAACACCGACGAAACTCCCTCCCATGGACTGCCTTAATAACTGCTTTGTCCATGACGACCTCTTAGTCGAGAGTGATAGTACTCGCGGTTGTTAGACGAGGAGTGACACCATTGCCGGTCACAATGTTTGGAGTGACCGTACCTGACCATAGAATAGCCGAGGCGCCACCACCTGATTTACCGGTGCTAAAGTGAGTTGCAGTACCTGAGCCGCCAGTTCCTGTCGGGAAATCGATGTTAGCGACAGGCGACACACTACCGCTCGTCTCTGTCCACCCACCAGTCGTCCTTGCGACATTAACGCGAGCATAAGAGGTATAGCCGATCTCAGTGGTGTTTTGAGCACCACCATCACCTGGATCAGCTGTATGTAGAGCGTTGACAATATTCGTCTCTGGCGAGGTTGCCGCATTGTCAGCATAGTTGGCCCAAGCGACTGCTTGGAAAACCAGTTTCAAAAGGGCAGTCTCTGTTGCGTTCGAAATGCTCATGTCTCATTCCTCTCTTTAGTGCCGTTGAATTAATGACTACGATCGATAACTTCGGTAGCTTTATCCTCGGCGTCCTCACGAACTGTATCGAACCCGTTAGCCCGACGCCGTCTGACCTTCTGAGTCCTTTGTTTACTTGGAACTTGCTGTTTACCATCACCAGGAGGCTTAGCACCTTCAACTTCATCACCGGCGCCAACTTCATCATCAACACCGTCCATTGGGAGTGGTTTAGGAATCTCACCCATACCTTCTGCTGGTTCCGGTGGTAACATAAGAATCTCACGACCTTCTTCAACGCTAACCAACGGAAAACCTGCATCGAGTTGCCGAGAAATGTTCACAATGGCTCTAGCTTTCTGGGCCATTAGCTGGGCAGTCTCAAGTGGGTTCATAGTATATGGATTTGGCCATTTAATCCTATAGGTATCACCAGGACTCGGCAAGACGTTATGGGTCACCATCTGGGTGATAAATGGACGAAGTATGTGAGGTTCAGCATAGTCGCTTCGCCTCTCAGTAACTCTATCGGCCCAGTTTGCCCGATCCTGTTCAGATGCAAGTTGGCCAACTTCGGCGCCGAGCAACACTCTCTGCGGGATACCAGTGACGGCGGAGAGAAGGGAGATGATAACCTTGAACGGACTCGACGGATCTGCAACCTCACTACCTAAGGATTCAACTTTAACACCTCTTGTCCTGATAAACCGGCGAAGTTGGTGTTGGTACTCCTCAATCTCATCGGACAAAGCACTTTCGTCTTCAGAACTGAGATCCATTTCCTTATCCACATTAGCATGGATACCTCGATTTCCTGCGAGCCAATATGTTTCTGCTGAGCCTCCAACCACCTTCAATAGATCATCCAATAGGTTGAACACCGGTTTCAATCTGGGTGTTCCGAAGATGTTATCCTCTAAGAGACCTTCTGCAATATGGATGATCCGAGAGTGATGGACAAGAATAGGACGAGACGTAAAAGCGAAGGTCTCTCCAGTCTTACTTCCAATCTGTCGATTCGGATTGGCAGCTTGAATCTCATATAATATAGGAAGACCGAATCGAGGATTCGCTTGACTCTCCTCTATGGTTTTAATCATTGCATTCTTCTGCGCGAATGGCTGTAAATACATGAGTCTCTTCTGGCCAGAGGGTAAAGGTGTCTCAAGGGTATTAGTACCCTCAAAACCTAACACCAAAACTGAGTACTGACCTAAACCAGCCAATTTGTCTACTCGTTCAAAAATGGATCCAAGACCAAAATCCATCCAAAGCTTCGTCCAAGCCTTATTGAACCTCGATTGACCCTCTACCTGTAACGTTCCTGCCCATGTAGCGGCTGGGGGTGCATCGACAATGCGTTTAGCAATATCTTGCCTATCATATCGCAAGATGTAGTCTTCCAGCGTCAACTGCGATTTATACCCTAATACCGTATACATATCGCGAGCGCCACCGAATTGCATCCCAGCCAACCTTGCCAGGCCCATTCGCTGTAATAAATTGCCCATCATTGCACCGAAACGCATCTTCGGGACTTTATTCTGTGTGTCGGCCATTGATAACTCCTATCAGCCTTTTCATCTTACAGGCCTTTTCGACCGAATGTGACTCCAGTGATTAACGAGCCGGCTCGAGCAACCCTGGCATCTTGCTCTTGGGTGGGCGGACCGACACCAGCAACCTGTATTTGACTTTGATTACGACCAAAGGTACCGGCGCGCAAGTTCTTCCCGTTTAACTTATTGTATGCACTTGCTGCAGCGTCGACTTGGTCGTCGTTCGGTCCGTCAGGGAACATTTCTAGTTCCTCGTAGAATGCATTGTTCCATGCACCTTGGATGATGCGGGTGTGACCTGCTTCGATTCCTGCAAACATAGGACTAGCGCGAACAGTCTTTGGTCCTGTAGACCTTTTAGCGTGAACATTAAAGCCTTTGAGGACTGTACGCATATAATGATCTGCGACTGTTTTA